AATCCCCTGGCCGCCGAAGCACTGGAAGGAAAGCCTCTGATGGCCCATATGCGGCCAGTCGGCCCGGTACTCCGTGGGCCTGAGGGTCACAGTGGATCCATCCGGATTGCTGGCCACAAAAGTTAGTTCAGTCGGCATAATTCAGGGCTCTATGGTGTAGCTGATTGCGTCTATGGCATCATAGCCGCCTTTTTCGGCATGCTTTGCGTCAATCACCAGCACTTTCAGGCCATTTGTCCCGCTGTCGGAAAGCGTTGGCCTCCAGACGGTCCAGTTCTGGCTCTGCCAGCCTGTCAGATCCTTCCAGTAGGAGGCTCCTGGCGGCTGATGACAGAACCTGTAAAATAGCTCGTCGCCTTCGGCGTCCGTTGCTGTGCAGATCAGCTCGATCTCCAGGCCCGGAGGCTGGGGTGATGCGAGAGAGGGCGTGAGACTCGTAATTTCTGGGGCTGCATTGCTGGCTTCAGTGATTGTGTAGCTTATTGATGTCGATTGATCGGCTTCACCCCGATTCAATCCTCCCCGGATCTCTACATAAATGGTCGAGCTGCCCACATCAGCCGCAGTTGTGCGCCAGACAAAGCTATTTCGTGGCTGCCAGTCGGACAGATCCCGCATAACATTGCCCGTGCCTGGCCCGTTGAGGAGGAAACGGTACTCAAGGCCCAGGTTCGGCGAGGCAATCGCGGTGAGGACTATCTCGCTGCCGGCTGCCTGGGGGCTGGCCTGATTGGGCGCGAGAGACAGGGAAAAGCTGCCCTTGATGTGGCTTGTCACCTCCAGCCTGCACCTGTATCCCTTCAGAATTGCATCCCATGCGACCACGCCGTGGATCTTCGTTACAGTCGCCCCGGCAAATCCATCGTCCAGGATAGCCCGCACTGCATCGGCAATCAGGGCGCAATACTCTGCCCCTCCATCTCCCCCGGTTTCTTTCCTGGTCCTGATATCCACGACAAAAATTTGATCTGCAGAAAGAATCTGGCCGGAGAGGTCCGACAGCTCACATGAGATCTGGCTTTTTGCAGGATCCCCATTGAGGTCTACTGCGCTGGCTGAGATGGCCTTATTTTTGAAGATATTGGAGGCAACCATTGCCATGAGCGCCGAATTGCCGGTTAAGGCGGCCAGCAAATTATCAAGTGGCGTGTAGCCGGTCATCGTCTCCTCAGCTCAGATCATTGATTGCCCTAAGTATGCCTTCCTCATCTGTTCCGGCCCCATGCTCGGATCTTTGCCAAGGCCAATGACAGGCCAGGAGTAGCCGCCACGAGTGATCAGGTCATCCTTCTCTACCTGGTCAGAGGTCAGAATATAGGCGACCTGCTGCAACGCTCTTCCTTCTTCAGTTTGAAATGACCTGACCTCATCATACCATAAAACAGTGATAATTGAGTCTGAATAGACAGGATCCACGTTTTCATCCACGCCTATTTTGCGCCGCCAGGTTACAGATTCGCCCATCGAGTCTGTGTATGCATCCAATAAGCTCAAATGAATATCCTCCTATGAATAATGCCTCACAAAAAAATCGATAATCGCCACAGAACATGCAGCCGCTGCCCATTTGACGATGCCTTTATTATCAAGCCATGAATATAAACACCGAGAGAACTTCAAAATGACTACATTCTTCTCATTTTCTGTTAATCGTTCAGTAATTATTTTATGTTCATTTGTATTTGATTCAATCAATTGATCTATCCGCTCAATTATCATCCCCAGGGTTATGTCTCTGTTTTCCTTGCAGTCTATTTCGCTCGCCAGTCTTTCCTGCATGCGTCCTCCAGACCCGAAAATTAAATAAGTCCCTCACCGGAGCCTCTACCTGACCATCGATCCCATGTACTTGCGCAGGAGCCTCCTGGCTGCTGCGCTTTGTACAGTCCGATTTCCCGCGCCTTGCATAAATGTCTCCGACAGCTTCCCTCCAATCGTAAAAGATTGCACCCCCTGATCCTGGAGCTGCTTTCTGCCACCCGTCTCATACTGCTGAATTGCCAGGGCTTCCTCCATGCAAGCATATTTGACATCCGGTGGGACAAGAGCAGTTTCCGCTGTTCGGTTATAATCCAGGATTTCGCCATCAATTATCCTCGGAAAGGCTCTGGCCTGGTCAGGGACTCCATCAGTGATGTTCAGATCGTACTTGGTGCCTCTGACAGGTACCGAATCTATTGCTTTTGTGGCCCGGTTCAGGTAAGAAGTCTTTTGCAGATCTGTAAGGGCGAGAAAAGCCGCGGCCCTGTCATCACCTGAAAAATAGGCGGTTAGCTCTTCCAATGTCACATAGGCGTCCAATGTCGTCATTTATTATTCCTAAAATTTATAAAAAATGATTAGCAGACCTCTCTTTATGACTCAGCTATGTACGTATGCTTCTACAGTACCTGCTATCGTCGATCCTGCCAGGTCTATGTAGAACTTGCCATCAGATTGCTTGAACCTGGCATTCTCTATCGGGGCAATGACCACTTCTGCAGCTCCCCCTGCACAGGTATAGACAAGATCGCCAATTCCTGCCCTCAGTGCGGGCGGGTTCACACCTGCCTTCAGCGTGATCGTATCGCCTGCTGTAGCCGCAGACAGATGGAAGAGCAAAGCAAGCTTATTTCCATCTGCGGGGCCATAGGAATGGCCATTGGGCTTATCCAGCGTTGTTGGAGCCTGACGGGCAGCAAAAGCGCCCGTCAAATTGTTTCCAGGTATTGCGGTTCTCGCCATATTTCTGACCTCATCTATCTAGCTCGAATTGGCTGTCAGCACTCCCAGATTGTCCGGATACACAACTTTTGCGCCATAGACATGGCGGCCACGCACGATATCAGCCCATCTCTTTTGATGCCTCATTGACTCGATGCCTGAAATGTCATCTGCAAAGGTTATCGCTTCACTGTTTCCGAACAGGATCTTGAACTTGGTCAGAGAAGTGTTCGGAACGTTGTTGCTCTCCAGGATGTCAAAGCCTGCAATGTGCGCTACCCTGCCAGTCAGTTGAGCTTGCTCAGATGCTCCGGGAGCTGATGCACCCTCACGGTGGTAGTCTTTCACTATGAGGCCCGTGAACCAGGGAGGCACAATCATGAACCTGCCATCGGTTGGAACATTGTTGTTGGATAGCAATACAGAGCAGTCCTCGATGAGATTGAAGACGTTCTGCGCATCTCCAACCGTGGTATTGGGCACCTTGGGGGAGGCATCAGTCCCTATGAGGTTCGCCTTTGAGGCATCTACATACAGGCCGGCAACATACTGGTCCGTGGCGTCCTTGATCCGGTAGGCAGCGCGCCTCATATATGGGCTGAGAATATTGCCAGCGGCCAGCTTCGTCTGTTTGTCGTAGACCAGGAACCTGAAGGTCTTATCCTGGCTGATGGTGAGGAGGGTGTCCGCATCAATCATCTCATCGCCTTCCGCCTGGTCAGAGCCATCGACAGTATCCACAATTGTCACATCACCCACGCCGATTATGTGTACGGTGTCGCCGGCCGTCGCAAATTCGCCCTCGTAATTCCTGTTGATTATGCCCGGCTGAGCGTAAACCATTGCTTTCTGGGCGGCCTCCAAAACGATGCTCGCCCAAAATTCCGGTATAAAGTTGTCTATCATCCATCAGTCCTCAGTAATTCGATTTTCTCGCATTGCCGCAAAGATCTCATCCTTATTTTTGAGATGATCCTCACGACTCATGTTCTTGATTTCGGAACGCTTCCAGGTCTTCTTTCCAGGTGTGCCAGGCACGCCAGGATTGCCCGCGCCCTGGGCAGCGTTCGGAGGCTGGCTCTGTTGTTGCTGCAAAGGCGGCGCAGCTTGAAGAGTGATAAAGCCGTCCGTGATCATCTGCGAAATATCCGCCTCAATCTCTGTCTTGTTGGACCCCTGGACCCTCGAAATAAGCCCAGGTATCTTTTCGCTCGGAACCTTGGCAAACATCAGAGCTTCCATCTTGGCCATCCTCAGATCAGCCCCTTCCAGCTTCTCTGCTTTGTTTGCTGGAGGCTTCCTGTTGGCCTTGATGAAGGCTTTAGCATCGTCAATTGACATCCCAAGCTCTTTTTCAATTTCTCCATGCTTCGCACCCCACCGAGCATTGAACTGTTCTTGATTCATAATGAACTCGTTTTGTGCTGGTGGTTTTTGTTCCTGCCCGCCTGCTGGTGTATTCGCGGGAGGCGTGCCCGCGGCTGGTGGTTGTTCTGCCATAAAAGTATCTCCCGCCGATCCAGTCCGGCGTCAACTTGCTATTGATGATTATTATTGGTTCAATGCCTCTTTTATTGCTTCTTCTATGCTTACAATATTTACAGTATGAATGCAATTTATATGAAAGAGCCCTTCTGAAACTGCATCATCAATTGAAGGTATCGCTCCTTTCGTATGATCTGACAGGCTTACTATCTTTCCTGCCCATTTCTTACAAATTTCGCAGGTCTTATTGGACTGCCCGTCTGATATCCGCCCGAATGCTCCGCCTTCTTCCAGGATTTCATTTACCTCCCCTTGCCTGTAGGCCTGAACTGTTGCCTGATTGGCTAATATCTCTGCATAGCTCGACAGCCCCCATTCTTTCCCGGACTTATCCCGGAAGGCAATTACTTCTCCCATTCTCTCTGCTTCCTTGCTGCTGCCTCTTCTGCTATCTGATTCTGAATATTCTTGAGATTGAGATCTGTTATTTTGTTGTCTGCCCATCGTCTCATTGTTTTGTAGACATCTAACAGCCTTGAGAAAGTGCTCGCTGCAATCGCATTTGCTGCCTTTTCATGCAGAGCGCTGATTGGTTTCTCATCCTCTCTTCGGATATTTTGGACCCCGGCAAGATAGCTTGCTGATATTGCTTGCTCTACCCACTGTCTGCAGCCTTCTAAAAATTCCTGGAGAATCTGGTCGATCTTTACCACAGCGACATCTTGTGGACCTATAATCTCCCCTCTTTGCGACCTCTCCATCAGATCTATGAGTTCTGCAGAAATAGCAGTCTCTGCATCCCTGCAAAATCTCACCAGCCTCTCGGCCTCAGCTCTGGAATATTCAGCCATTGCTAACCTGCGGCTGAAGAGAGATTATCGGCTGTGCAGGTTCAATCATTTTTTGCGCACCTCTGAGCCTCTCAAGTTCCTTGTCGAAGGCGTCTGAGCCTTCTTTCAGGCCCTGCAGCTCCAGTTTCCGCTCTAAAGAGACGGCTTTCATGCTGTCCCAGAGCTGCACCGTCCTGGCCATCTCAAGCTGGTCCTCAGGTATTCCGTCCTGGAAAATGATCTGAATATCCTTGAGATTCATTGCAGGCCCGTGGAGCTGTGACCATAATTGCAGGACCTTTGGTATTGCCTTCTCTGCTGCCCTGGCGAATCTTCCAACCTTTGCCAGAGTCGGTATCAAGCGAATGCGTAAGGCTGTGCCGCTCTCCGCCGTGCCTGCGTCTTTGCCGGCCAGGAGGACCTTCGATAACTGCAACATCTGCAGGAGCTGGTCCATCTTCTGATCTATCGCCCTCTCCACAGAGCCGAGCTCTGCCTGCCAGACCATAAGAGACGGTGAACTGTCTCCCGGCTGGGTAAATATCGGCTGGCCCGGCGTGTAAACCCACTCAGAAGTTGCATGATTGAATATCGTGGCGCTCTCCGGAATGACGGGCGTAGGTGAAGTGAACTTTGCCAGGACTTCATCCCTCTGGGCAAAACTGCGCTCCAGAGACTCTACGAGAGATATGATCGA